TTGCATGAATTCCATTACTGGATTGTGTCCGTGCTTGCGCGAATCTGCGGCTCTAAGGAGCTTGCTCGAAGGATTTGGCGCCACTATGAACGTGTAGCATGGGGACCAACAGTTATAACAATTTACGGTATTTTAATATATATGACTAAGGGTATGCCTTCGGGCGATATTGCGACGGTCATCTTTAACACGCTAGGGCAAATCCTGATGTATATGTATGTCTATGCGTGTATAGTGCCTGTAGAATTTTGCAACTTCACCGACTTCAATGCTAATCTTCGATTGAAGGCTCTTGGTGATGACTCCGCGGCAGCGTTGAGTTCAGCAATGTATGGATGGTTGTCAGGCCGTTCATTTTCAGAAGAAGTACGAAAAGGATTCGCTGAGCCCGGTTGGGAAATCGAGCTCATTGAAACAGATATACAAGGAATAGAATTTGTAGGGCATCGTACAATCTTGGCGAAAACCTCGATTGGAGAGATGCACCTTCCTGTACTACCAGAACGCACGGTTATGGCTATTAACGAGTGGATGAAGAAAAAGAATGTGAAAGGGCAACCTATTGCAGTTCGTTATATATCCCGTTATTACGCCGGCTTTGAACGCGCATTTCCGTATCTTTGGAGCGATAACGAAATGATGATAGATTATTGTCGTCTCGCCTACAATTGGCTCCAACGGGTGCAGCGTAAATACTGGAATGATCCTGACACCATAACCCAAAAGGCAGCTCGTAGCGTGCCTGGTCTGCGTGAAATTGCAGACCTCTATTTCCCTTGGAGAATAGATTTGGGAGAGGTCCTAACAAAACTCGGCGACTCTTGGAAAAAAGAGGCCTTGAGTGTGGGGCCAGGTGCAGGTATTGTACCGTGCTATGGAAACTATTGTGGTCCTGGTCATCCTAAAACCAGTGACTACACAAAAGACCCAGTCGACGCGTTCGATGCAGTTTGTCAGCAACACGATCAGTGTTATGACAAAGGCATCGATCGGGCGGTATGCGACGGGGCAATGGCTAATGATTTAAGTGATATAGAGGAGGTTCCTACGTCCCTCTATGGGCAGCTGTATCTTGCAGCAGCCGACAAGTATATGGATGCTGTCGGTGCCGGTCATAAGCTATCACTGCATGATGTGCTTAATACGGTAAATCGAGAACTTGTAGATTTACCACATGCAGAAAGGGTTCGGCTACTCCCACAGCTTGTTAAACAGACGGGCATCCCACGTAAGGCACAGCAGGCCGTCGTGGGTTTAGTAAAAGCTACTACATTTTTCAGTCACAATAAAAAGAAGGGAAAGCGTGGGGGAAGAAAAGGGCCATTGATGGCCCCAGGTGCTGG